ATTCAGCATCAGACTTTCCTTGTTGTACTACAGTAAAGAAAGCATTGTTAATAGGAGCTGGTAATATAGGAGTTGGAGCTGCAAATCCTTGTCTATACTTTAATAATGCACCGGGTGCTGATGAATATCTTTCCCATTCTTCTTCAGGGACAGAACCTTCTTCATACATCCATCTCAAGTTAGAAGCTAAGTTAGCATTATGTAACATGATTTGATGAGCTTTATTGATATCTTGTTGCTTACCAATCATAGGAGTTACAGCACTCATAGGATACGGAGTTCCTGTATACATATAAGGAATAGGAATAATAGGATACTCCATAATCTCTAATATTCTCTCATATAAGAAAACATCGTCACCTACTGTACAAGTAAGATGCACTCTGTTCTCATAAAATGGAATTGCATCTACAATACCTTCACTTTCTTGTAAAATCTTATAATTAGCTTCTGTCATTATTTGTTGGTCAATGATAGTTGCTTTATCTTGAGCCTCTGACATCAACTGCATCCTCTGCTCTTCTAAAGCTTGAGCAGCCATCTTTTGAGCTCTTTCTAATTCTAATTTGCCTCTTTCAGGTATAATCTCACCAGCTTGTACAGCTTGTTCAATTTGCATTTGCTTTTCTATAAGACCAACTTCTATCTCTTTTTGGAAGTCAGTTAATTTCTCTTCAACTTCCATTCTTATAGTTTCCATCTGTTCTTCAGAAGGCTTTACTCTTATAAAAACATTTCGATATGCATGCTTTACTTTAGTATATGTTTCATAGTATGGGATTATATCATCATCTTCTCCATCAGGTTTAATCCCCATTGTAATATCTTCACTTTGTATATTAGCTGATAAATCAATATCTCTTTGTGAATATGAAACTACCTCAGAAGCAGCAGCTGCTTTTTTAATCTTTGTCTTAAACTCAGGGAACATATTTATTAACTGAGTTCTTGTAAGATTCTTTCTAACTGTAATAAAAGAAGCGTCTCTAAATAAGAAATCTCTACTAGAAGGGTCTACATAAACATCATAAGGGTCAACTCTACTGAATATAACTTCTCCCATTCCTCTGTCTTGGTCAGCATCAATATCTACCATAAAGTATCCAATACCTTTAGTAAGACTATCAAGAACTACCTGACTATATATAGATTTACCGTTAGACAGATGCCAGCAATAATCTGCTATATCTGAATGAACTTGTGCAATATCAGTATCATCTCCTGTTACTCCTACTGCTTTCCATCTAGGATTATTAGCTGTAACGAAGTATTTCATTATCTCAACAATAGGAGTTACCCTATTAATTGTGAATGTAGGCATCCCAGATTCTTGTAATACTTCCTTTTCTTCTTTAGTTAACTGCTCATCAAGATAGAAATCATAACCTTTCTGAGATATTGACTGCCATTTAGAACGATATGATGTATTCGCTCTATCCCACAGTTGTTTATTCTTTCCAGCTTTTGTCTTTTGTGTTTTTCTTGCCATTAATCTTTTATCTCCACATGAACTAAGTCATCGAATTTATTGTCTGCTATCTCTCCATCAGAGTCCCAGTCGCCACCCCATCGTATATTAACATTCATTTGTTTTCCTATACCACGAATCATACCACCCATGTAATGGAATCTTTCTCTGTCTTCCCAATCTATAGGATAAGGAGCTAAGTCTACAGCTTTACCTTCCATATGCCTTGAATATTTAACCTTCGTTGCTCCTTTTTCAAGGAGTTCTGCTTGTCTTTCTTTAGACCTCACTCCTTCTATAATAGTGACATCCATGATTTTAATCAATTCATTTAAGACATTAACAAGTTTAACATTAACGCCTTTAAGACGTTCTTTACTTCTTCTTCCGAATCTTGGCATTAGTACTTCTTTTTATTATATATTCCCAAATTGAGATGAAACATTTTTATGAAAACTCTTCATACCTAAATATGCTTGATTACCTTCAATCATCTTATCTTGGCTAGGCTTATTTAAACCAGTTCTAGACCATAATTTCCAATCTCTAATATAATCACCAAGAAGATTCATTCTCGTTCCTTCCATCGACTTAATATCCGTTGGTTTATTATAAAACTCCATATCTAACATTCTTGCATTTCTAGCTGCTTGTGTAAATGGAGCTCCTGGGTCTAAACTTTTATTATATTGAGCTTCTCCATAAATACTCTTGTCTCCGTAATGTAATCTAGTAACTGCTTGAGGTGTTAATTTCGAACCCCTGAGACCTTCAAGATGTTTGAATTGGTCTGTAAACGCTTGAACCTCTTCGGCTCTATTGTGATATGACCCTTCTAATGATTTCAGTTTCTTAGCAGTGCTCCTCCCCAGATGTGAATATTCATGTTCAAATATAAGTTCATTTGCCAATGGGTCAGCTCCTCTAAGAGGTCTATTAAACCCCGGGATTGCAATAAAAGGAGTACTTTCTCTTACATTCTGGTCCATTTTTTGAGTAGAATATTCGCCAATAGAACCCATAGCCCCTGTACCACTTACAGAACTAATATATTTGTTCCATGCACTTTCGTCTTGAAATTCTACAACTGGAACATCTTTATATTCTCTAAAACTTGAAATACCTTCATCAATATTAAGTATTGATTTTGCTCTATCAGATAAAAAATTAACTATTTTTTCAGTTGGTCGAGTTGTGGATAATTTAGGAGGCATTATGCTACAATCCAGCTCTTTGCTTTACGTTTTGGTTTAAACCATGTACTATTTTCTTTATTTTTCTTCATATTTGGCGGAAATGAGTGCAAGTTTGCATAAAAAAGAGCCTCTATAGTGTCATCATGAGCCATTCTAGGTCCAAAAGTAACAATTTCGTTGGTTAAATCAAACATATTTTCTCTAATATGTACCGTTCCCATGCTAAATCTGCCAGAAAGACCACTATATATACGATTTATCTTCTGCCTACCTCCTGGCTTCTCTGGAATAACAGCTACATCAAATTTATTCAGTCTTCTTCTTTCGTCATTCAATGCTTGGAATACACTTCTATTCATAGCTACATCTTCTACAGTAGATGATATACAATGATACTTTTGATGCATCTCTAATATGTAGTCTACAACACCTTTCCTATCTATAACTTCATTCTCAGCATTTTTAGCTCCTATAGTAGGAATACTCCTGTGTCTTTCGTATTCAAGAGTATATAAATTATTATCACTATCTATTGCGATACACATTATAACAGAGAAATCTGCTTCTTTTGTATCAATGTCTGTAGCAGGGTCGCACCCTACAAAGCAGTTAACAGGGAATTTTTCACCGTCTATAATAAGATAACTCTGGTTGTCATCAGCCCCATATTCATAAAAACCTTTCCAATATTTTATATGTTTTCTTGTCCATAATGAATCTTCAGCGCTTTGAACTTCCATCATATACTCTTGGTAGAACTTGGAAGCCTGTCCAGAATCATGATAGAATTTTTTCTTTTCTTCTAGTTTTGACTTAGGGAACCAAGAGTGCCACAACGATTCTCCTGACTTTGTTATAGCTTTATATGTAATTAATTTCCAAGCAAAGTCTTTATCATCTGATTTAGCTCTATCATGGTTTATAAGCAGATTATTAATAAAAGAATCATAATGAACTGGAGTACCATTAACTCTTAATCTACCAGTATGAGGTTCAATAGCAGGGTAGACAACAGCAGTTACAAGGTTAGCATTCTTATCACGGGCATCTCTTGAAATAGTATTTGCTTCGTGTTCAAAGTCATCAAGTATAATTAAGTCATATCTTTTATGAAGTTTTGCACCTCCACGAATACCAGATACATTAGATTTAGATATTAATTTACACCCATTAGATAATTCTATATCTTCTTCTGTCCACTTGCCTCCTTTAGTCTTCCCAAAGTAATATAAGAATTTATCATTAAACTCAAGATGATGCTTTATATAATCCATATTACCAACAGATAGTTTCTGAGTTGCTGATACCCAAGCATAAAATAACATATCATCTTTAGGGCAAAAAACAAAGTCTTTAAGAATTGAAGCTTTAGTCAGTACTGTCTTTCCATGACCACGAGGGAGAATAATAGCAAGCTGCTTAACAGATTTATCATCTATTGCATCTGATACTTCATAGTGAAAGGGAGGAGTTTCGCTGCGCATGAAGTCATCAGGTAGAAACAGCTTGCCAAATGATATTAAATCTTTACTAGCTAATTCAAATACTTCTTCTGCCTGTGATACGTTCTGAGTATTTATATTCACTAATTAAAGAGAGAATTCGTTATCAAATATTTGTGCTTCTACAGATTTAGGGTCATGGGATATTAGTTTTTCTAATTGTTCTTTATTTTTGAATCCAAGAGCAACTGCAACAGCTCCCATTACATTGTGAACTCTTATACGATTAATTCTCAAATCTTCGCCTTCAACTCTTAATTTAGGACTACCTTCAACGCTAAAAGCTTTATTAATCATTGCTCTAGTATCTTGCATTACTTTATCTATAGCTTGAGCTCTCTCTTTATCAGTACTTGCTCCACGAACTTGTTTAGACCATACACCTTTAGTTGAAGCATCAATGGAAATTCTGTATCCTTCATCAAAAATTATACTAGCCTTATGTTTTATAGTTTGATTTAACATCATATAAAATGAATCAAATGTCATTGATGTTTCATCAATTACAGTATTTTCAGGCATCTTTTTCAATAAATCATCCATTAATCTCCCTGCGTACATTTGACCTCTCTTACCACCTGACGTAAAAAATGATATGCCACTAATTTGAGATACCTCACCTAATGTATCATCAGTTATTTTTTTAATAGAAAATTTTAAAGAAGCTTGAGGATTACCACGCAGACTGTATTTAGGGTCTCCAGGTTTTTTAATTCTTTTTATTTTTAATTCATACCTTTGGTTACCAAAACCCCAATCTGATTTCTCAAGGGTATGTTCAGTTCCTCTTTTACTATTTGTCCATTTAAGTTTCTCTTCACCAAGACCAGTGCTAAATTTATAATTAGGTGATTTATATCTACCAGCTGCTTTTTCACCAATAATTACACCAGCCTCTCTATATTTAGCCATGAAATTTTTGTGTAGTAACTCTCTTTCACTTGAAGGTAATGCTCTTAATTCCCTAGAATGATGCTCCCATCCTTCAAATCCAATATCATCAATTATTGCCTGAGCTTGGTCTCTTGTAATTCTCCCCATATTTGAACGAACTTCATTTAATATTTCATCAACATTACTTTCAACTGTTCCAATCAAAGTTTGAGGAGGTCTTCTTCTTGCAAAACTGCCTTCAGTATTATCAGCAAGTTGAGATATGTCTAGTCTAAGATTTGGGTGCTCTCTGAAAAACTCTTCAGCAGCTTCAGATACACCTCTAGTAGATTGAGTAGCAGGTCGTTGTGTTTGGATTTCATCTAATCTTTGTGTCAATTCTGATAATTGACTACGAGTATTTTGAGCTATTTCTTCAGAACTCAA